AACTGCGCTGAATTTATATTAATGGCAAAATACGCACGGGGCAAAAAATCTCAAGCGATAAGCGATAGAAGTGGCCTTCGGGTTCCCTATACGCAATTAAAAACGACTTGGGACGGCCTGCGCGTAGCGCCAGAAGATTGGGAGCCAAAAAACCCACAATTAACGCCTGCAAAAAATGTTGTTGATGCCACGGCCCTGTTTAATCCACGGCCAGACAATGACCCCGAAAATGTCGAAGTATTCATAGGTTATAATTACGATATATTTGTTGATCGCAGATTAACAACTAATGTTGGGATTGCTGGAACAGCGTTTGTGGGTCAAACATCCAGCTTTGAAGTGATCAACACATCTCAGACTGGCGTTGGCGGCACAGCAGCGGTTGGCAGCACGTCATTGTTTATCACGACAGACGTATCCGCAACAGGTCTTTCTGGTTCTGGTGAAGTTGCTACGGTCAGCGCATCCTACCTAGAATATGCGATAACCGTCGGAGCCATAGCCGCTGGCAACAGATATTATGTTGATAGTGTTCTTCAACAGCAGCTTTATTTGCAAGAGGGGCAAACTTATCGCTTTGACCAATCTGCATCTTCCAACAATGGTCACCCATTGCGATTTAGCACAACAGCCAACGGAACGCATGGTGGGGGAAGTGAATACACAACAGGCGTGACAACGTCAGGGACGCCGGGAAATGCTGGGGCTTACACTGAAATAACGGTGGCTGCTGGTGCGCCAACACTTTACTATTATTGCACTAATCACAATCTAATGGGTGGAACGTCTTACACCCCATCATCAGGAACTGTTTCTCTTGCGATAACTGTTCAATCTACAGCCGCTGGCAACAGATATTACATAGATGCTGGAGGCCCAGCGCCAACTATAAGCCTGACAGAAGGCAGCACATATCGCTTCGATCAAAGTGCGTCCTCCAACAATGGGCATCCGTTGCGATTTAGCACAACAGCAAATGGGACGCATGGTGGAGGCAGCGAGTACACAACAGGTGTGACAACCTCTGGAACGCCGGGACAGGCCAATGCTTACACCCAGATAGTTGTGGCTGACAACGCACCAACACTTTATTACTACTGCACTAACCATAACTTAATGGGTGGTCAGCTTAATACTCCAGCATTGACAAGTTCGGGTGGCACTGTCCCAGTAGAGCTTGATGAGATCGCAACTGGTGTTGGTGGCTCTGGCAGCGTAGGCACAGGCGTTATTGAAGGGTTGCCGACAGCCACAGGTGCTGGTGGTACAGCATCTGTTGGCAATGTTGTTTCTGTGGAGGCATTCGGCTGGGGAATAGGCGCGTGGGGCCAAGGCGGTTGGGGTGATCTTAATGGAAGCCCACACACCGCTGGTCTGGGTGGCGTAGGTGCCGTTGGAATTGAAGGCATTTCTGCGGATGCAATAATCACTGAAACTGGCGTTGGTGGATCGGGTGCTGTTGGTGCTGAAACTATAAATGCAGATGGAATACTTAATGTCAGCGGCACTGGCGGCACAGCAGCGGTTGGTTCTGAGGCCGTTGCAATTGACTCAAACCTCACAGTAAGTGGACTTGGCGGCACAGGGGCCACTGGATCAGAGGCAGTGCGTCTTATAACAACATGGGGCGAGGCTGGATATGGAACGGGTCAATGGAATTGAGGATGAATAGATGAGCTACACAACACTCAAGGCCAATATCCAAGCGTTTTTGGAGGATGACTCGACAGAGTTTGTCGCGTCTATTGACACGATAATAGCGCAGGCTGAAGAAATGGTTTTTCAGCGCCTGCCAAATATGCCGTGCTTTCGCTCGACATCTGCTGCGGCCAATCTTGTGCAAGGCACGGCGTCATACACAATTCCCACAGCGAGAATGATCCGACAGGTATCAATTACCGACACAAATGTTGTGACGTATCTCGACCACAGGGTGGATTCTTACATCCGAGATTACTGGCCCAATGCGGCAACACAAGGCACCCCACGAATGTACAGCACAGACAGCGCAGGAACGGCTGGCACGGTCATTACACTGGCTCCCACGCCTTCTGCGGCCTTGGCCTACAGTGTGGACTTTATCGCGCCTGAGACGGGACTGAGTAACGGCAATCCCAATACTTGGATCGACACTAACGCTTCGACAGTTTTATTGGCTGCGGCTCTGTACGAGGCTTCTGCGTTTTTAAAAGCGCCAGAGACTTTATCTCTGTATAAAACCCAGTTTGACGAAGCAGTCCAACTTACTGTACAAGAGATGCAACGCGACTACGCAGCAGAATACAACGGAGGCATATAATATGGCTATCACACAGGCGATGAGTACGCTGTTTAAAAAAGACGTGCTTCTGGGTGACCACCACCTAGACAGCGACAATATTTATGTTGCGCTTTACACAAGTAGCGCGACACTTAATGCGACTACTGATGGTTACATCACTGCCAATGAAGTCGCCAATGGCAATGGCTACACTACTGGCGGCGTTGCATTGGCAAACAAGGCTGTTGCTGAAAACAGCACTAGCGGAGTTTTTGATGCGGATGATCCACAGTGGACAAGCGCAACATTTACTGCCCGTGGTGCTTTGATTTACAACAAGACGCTGGGCGATGCATCTAGCAACGCAAGAGGTGCAATCGCAATTCTTGATTTTGGCGGTGACTTCTCTGTTTCTGGTGGTACTTTCCGCATCGTATTTCCCGCTGCAACCAAAGACACCGCAATTGTAAGGATCGATTGATATGGCTTCATCCTATGATAATGACTTACGCCTCAATGAAATGGCGACTGGAGATCAGTCCGGGGCATGGGGTACGGTCACGAACCTAAACTTAGAAATGATTGCGGAGGCGTTCAGCTACGGCACACGCGCTATTGCGAATGCCGCCACAGATAACATAACACTCGCGGATGGCGCACTGGATGCTGACCGCAGTATGTACTTGAGATTGAGTGGTGGCGGTCAGGCTTGCACAGTAACATTTTTACCAGCGACCATCTCAAAGGTTTGGCTGATTGAGAACGCAACGTCTGCAACTCTGACGATGAAGCAAGGCTCAAGCCCAGCGGGTATTGCAATTCCCGCTGGTCAGGTCAAAATGATCGCCACAGACGGTGGGGGCAGCACAAACGGCGTTGTCTACGATCTTTTGACAGATGTAAATCTGGCTGGAACAACGGTGACTGACATTATAACTGCGAACCAAGCCACCGTCGATGATATCGATTTAAATGGCAAAGTCATTACGATGACTGGATCGTCAGGCGACACAGCCACAATAACTGTCGCAGCAGATGGTGCGTTGGAAATAGCGACTACAGATGCAGCAGCGGCTGCGGGTCATATTACTTTAAAGCCAGATGGAAGCCTTTTCTTGAATGAAGGCAGCACGGCTGTTGGTGAATTTAAAGGTGTGTCCAGTGACCTTGTCATCAAGTCTAAAGTTCAAGACAAAGACATTTTGTTGAAAGGTGATGACGGAGGCACAGAAATTACTGCATTGTCTCTTGATATGTCTGAGGGCGGCAATGCGGTGTTCTCTGGCACAGTCACACGCGACCTGACACGCGGCTCTATTGACGTTGGAAATAGCTCTGGCGTGTCTACACCTTTAGCTGCTGGGACAAGTGGTTATTTTCTGAAATCTGATGGAACTGATGTGGCTTGGTCTGATATGCCCAGTGGATTTATGGGAAGCGTTATAACAGTTAGTAGCAGTGGTGAAACCACCTTAACCGCAGCACAGTCTGGTTCTTTAATCTATGTTACAAATTCAGCGGCTATCCTTAAATTACCTACAGCAACGGCGGGTGTGTTTTTTGGTTTGAGAAACACCACAGACTCAGATGTGGTAGTAAGGGCCGCATCTGGTGTTGTGTATATGAACTCTAGAATAATGCCGTCAAAGATAGTGGAAGCAGATGGTCTTGGTATTATTGTAGGCGTTGATAGCACTCATTGGGTGGCAGATTTTGATATGCCCTCGGCGGCAATAATAAATCGTTATCATAATGCCAGCAATGCATCAGGCTATTCAGAGACACGGACAATAAGCGCAGGAACTACGTCTATTGGCATATTTATGCAAGGTGGACAAGCTGTAGTAAGCTATGGAAGTATTGGAAGTACCGTGTATTACTCTGCTGGTTGTGGTGGAAGCTCTTACTCCGAAAAGATAATTACATCTTCTTTGCCTTCGTCATTGACTATTTCTGGAAATTATCAAGTGCAGGATCAATCAAATGTTGGCACTCCAAATGACGCTTCTAGACTACGTGTAAACGGCACGGGGGTTGATATGTACGCAGGATACCCGCAAGGTGGATTGTCTTACAACCCTACCAGTGATTTAAATGGTGGAGTAGCCAGCGGTGGCGATTTCAACGCTAACGGTGGTCAGGGAAGAGGTTCCTCTGGAACCACTTACAACAACGCTAATCTTGTCCTTTCTGGGGGGGCTGGAAGCGGTTCACCAGCGGGTGTTGGTGGAAGAGCTTACAATGGTACTTCAAATTCTGGGACAGGCAAACTTTATAACGGTACTGTTTGGGTATCAAACCAAAACAGTAGTCAAAACATGAGACACGGTGGCGGTTTAGGAGGCAACGATGGTACTGCAACTGCTGGTGGAGTAGGGGGTAGTAGGGATAGTAATGCTGTTGCTTGGACAAATTATGTAGGAAAAGAGTTCTATCTACCTGCTGGTGGGACTAATGCAAAACCTACTTCTGAAGGATATGATTCTGGTACATATTATGGTCATTATGACACTGGTCATGGCCCAGATGGAGCGACTTTTGGAGTGACTCCAACAGACTTAGTTTTGTTGTACGGGCCAAGCTCTTCTCCATTGTTTACTAGAGAACCAAAAGCCTACGGAGCAAGTAGTTTTGGCACTGCGGGACGGGGCTTTCAAGTGGGGCAAGCTGTCATAATAGAGTTTAAAGGATAAAACAATGTACGATGAAGCAGTGTTGAATTTGTATGCCAACAATTACCCTAATTCTATGACCGATGAAGGGACAATGGCTGTTGTAAAGCAATTACTTGAAGCAACGGATTGGATGGGTCTTTCAGACACTCCCACCATGACAACTGCTTGGGCAACGTACCGTGCAACTTTAAGAAATCTTGAAAACTCTTCAAATTGGCCTGTTCTTAATCTTGAAGAGTGGCCTCAAAAGGTGGTTGAATGAAACTTATCCCCCCAGAATTGATGTACAAAATTAAAGTCGTGCATGGTGAAATGAAAGATGCAAGAGAAAAAGTTATGCACTCAGCATATTGTCACCCAGACTTTACAAAGGCACACAATGATCTAATAGATGTGACCTCTTGGGTTAAGCAAGTTTATTTTGACCATGCCAGATATAGATGAGCGCGTCTCTGCGCTGGAAAGGGATGTTGTTGCTTTGCAAACAGAGGTGCGGATACAATTCAAAGAGGTCTTTACGCGCATTAAGCGTTTAGAAGGAATTATGATCGGTGCCAGTGCGGCAATAATCTTGATGCTTATGACTGTGTTAATAAAAATGGGGTAAAATTATGACACCAGAGACGTTTGATAAATTCAAAGTTTTGCCGCGAATAATGATGCTGGCTGTTACGGTGCTGACGTATCAAAGTGTTCATTGGTTTATGTCTATCCCCCCAGA